AATTAGTTGATTTGCACCCACACGAATCATATGATAAAAATACCATAGAATGGGTCAAAAATCACTGGAAATAGTGGGTGTTCTTGTTTTGTTCTATTTAATAGATCAAAAAAGTCAATAAAATCAACATAAATTAACGCTTGACTTTTATTATAGGTATGATACTATAATAGTATGAAAACGGTTGATGTATTTTGTTTTTTCTCTTACTTTCTGTTAACATTGACCGTTTTCTACAGAATTTTTTACTTGACAATGACTAAAAATTATGATATTATTAACTATAACAAAGGAGAACACTATGTCAAAAACTAAACAATGGGCTGAAGACACAGCAACAAATCAAGTAGATGAAATATTAAAATCACTTAAAGGTGGTAATATTGACGAAGACAAGGCTCAAAAAGAAATACTTAATATTGAGAATATTGCAATGACAGGTATTGATGAGAACAATGTCGGTGATGTAACATATGAGGCACTTAATGGATAAGTTAACTAAAAATAATACTGTACATTTAGTTTATGGTAGAGAATACCAGGACACAGATGACAAATACGATCAATTCTTTTATAGTTACAGTACAATTTTTAGAAACGTACCAATCAAGTATGTAAATTACTTATTGAGTATTAAAGATAAAGTTAAAAAATTCTGTGATAAAAATTACAATGAATCTGCTACTAACTTTGTTGGTAGTACAAAAGTAGAAGTATTAACTGGTGATGAATATTATCAAACATATGAAGATGTATTTGGTGATATTGCTTACCGTGATAACTCTTTATTCAATGATTATGGCCAACTATGGAATGGCAGACAATTTTTCAAATATGATTTTGACCCTAGTTTAACAGAATCATATTCTTATAAAAACTTAAACAAGAAAGCGAGTTAATTATGAAATATAATGAAGATAAAATAATAAAAGAAATTTCAGATTATATAAAATCAACTTATGGTGAACATTACAGTACCACTAAAGATGGTTTTCAAGTACAAGATATGCTAAGACAATTAGGCATTGATAAAGATTTTTGCCAGGCAAATGCAATTAAATATCTTTGTAGATATGGCAAGAAGGCTGGTAAAAACAGAAAAGACTTGCTAAAAGCAATTCACTATATTGTTTTATTAATGAGTAGTGAAGATAACAAATAATTAGGAGGACTATACTATGGCAATTGATACAAACATAAGTTACTTTAAAGAAGATGTAGGTAAAAACCTATACAGAAAGAAAACTTATTATACACTTGTGATTGAACAAGAAGTATTAGCAAATGATAAAGACGAGGCAGATGTAAAATTTAGTGAATGTGGTATTGACCACTCACAGATTAACCACGAGATAACTGAAACAAAAGATGGTGTTGAAACTTATATGGTTGACGCTAATTATTCAGATAGTGGTGATACAGAATATGTTGCTAAAGTGGTTTATGATTTATCGGATCCTTATGCAAAAGAAGAAGGATATGTAGAACTTGATTCAGATGCTGAAGAAGTTTTAAAAACACCATATACATCAGGCGAAGGAATTTAACAAAGGAGAAACTATGATAGAAACAATCGCAACAATTGATATACTAAATTTAGCAGTAGATCAATTAGATGAAGGTAGAACTTTAGATTGTAAAGATACCTTAATTACATATAGAGATAAACTTCAAAAAGAAGTTGATGAGTTTGATGAGTGGGCAAAAACACAATCAGATATACATACACAATTAGAACTTGAAGTGGAGGGTAAATAATATGGAATGGACAATACTAATATTAATTATATTAATGTTTGCTATTGCTATCGCTTATGCAGGTGAGATTTACTTGTTTTTAACCTTATCATTAGGGTCGTTAATTAGTGATATTAAAGATAAGTTTAATTCAACCAAAAGTAGAAAAAAGTAAGTGATGAACTACACGTGGACAGGTCGAATCGTCAATCCTCGGTCATCCTCGGACGATTAATATGCACAAAAACACAGTAAATATGCGAATTTTTAATAGCTTGACAAATACATCAATTTATGATACTATTAATGAATAAACTAACAAAAACTATGAAAGGACTAATATATGTCATTTAGATACGATAAAGAAAACTTGTTTAAAGAGTTTTACGTTGCAAAAGATAAAGATATTGCTTTATCAAAAAAAGATACACTTGAAGAAAAAGAGGTAGATTATTATACTAATCGTATTCAATTCTTCAAAGATCACATAGAACTTAAAAAACAACATCCAGAGTATTACTCTAATGTTGATATTAATTTTGAGAACTTGTTATCTTGTTACTTAACTACAGAACCGAGAGAAACTTTTTATCAAAAGATTTTCGGTAGATCATTTGCTGAAGTAAGAGCAGATTCTATACCAACTTCTATTAAAGATTTTTAATGAAGACAAAAAAAGAACTATACAAAATAAGACTAGACCATTATAAGTGGTTAATATCTAAAGGTATCAAAACTACGTTTGAAACGGTTTGTAAATTTAAAAGACCTAATATCAAATCTAGTGGTGAAACTTTAGACTTGTCAATGTATAAAACAGACTATCCTATACCGTGCAGTAATAATATCGGTGGTAGTACAGCAAAGAGAGTTTATGCTACACAACTTCCTGCTGGCAAGACAATTAGTGTGGCATACAACAAAGGTCCTTATATGGTGGTTGACGCCAAGGACTTTAAAACTATGGGGAGAAAAGTATAGTATGAGAACCTTGATGATGATTACCATAATGGTTTTAATGACCACTATAATGGCAAAATCAGAAGAAAACAAAACTGTAACACCAAGTGAACTTGTTACAACTTTAGGTGAAGTGCCTTCTAAAGTATCTAATTCATTAAAAAATGAATGGCAAGATATTAAAGAATTTCAAAAGACATCTTGGCAAGAAGGTAAAGAACAAAATGCTAAAAATTGGGCAAAGATTAAATCTTTCTTTTCTAATTTAACTACAGGTACTAATTAATGGACTTTCATTTAACTAGTAATAATGACGGTACAACTTTAATTAGACCTATTTCTGCTAGAGGGCATACCTTCTGGCAGGAAAAGAATTTTAATAAATTTGTGGTAGATAATACCGCAGAACATTATGTTATATTAACTGAAAATCAACCAAAAATTTGTGATGAGATACGTGAAAACAATATGGATTTTAGCAATTAGTTTATTGTTAACTAATTGTGCCGCTAATAGAAGTCAAACTGGTGCCGTGTTAGGTGCAACTACAACAACAGCAACTTGTGTAGAAATGGGTGCAAGTCATCCTGCTGTTATTGCTACGTGTGCTGTAGGTGGTGCTTTTGCAGGTGCAGAAATTATGTACAATTCAGATTATGATGTACACAATGCAGTTTTTGTAGATCATTTAAACAATGGTCCTGGTGGTTCTAGTTATACAAACTGGTACAATCAAAAGACAGGTAACTCTGGTGTGATTAAAGTTACGAGATCATACCTTGAAGGTCCTTTTAAGTGTAAAGATTATGACGCAACAATAGATATTACTAATCAATGGCCGTTGATCGGTATTGGTAATGTTAATAGAAACGTTGTGTTTGGTACGGCGTGTCAAATGCCAGATGGTAAGTGGGTTGAAAAAAGATGATGAATAAGAAAAGAATTTTATTTTTAATATTTTTATTATTAGTATTGATACCAATGTTTATGGAAAAAGCAATATCAGGAGAACAAATATTACATAGTAAAATTAAATCAATATCGCCAGAAAAAACTGATGGTCAATATTGTTTTGTTAAAGTAGAAATTAAACAAGTGGGTGATACCATTGTGAAAGAAGAAATTTTGGAGTGTGCAGACGGTAAAAAAGGTATAGAAACACCAGGTTATTGGGAGTTATTTGCTCAGTTTTATTACCGTGATGTATCAGCTCCAGAATATTGTAGGTACTATAGTAGACCTAACCACGTTTTTAAGTCGTTCGGAAAGACGTGTCTAAAAGTGAACGGTGAATGGGAGGTCCAATGATTAAAAACTTAATCATTATCGCTCTTATAACTATTGTTGTAACTCAAACCGATATTGGTTTTACTGATATTATTAACTA